AAGTGTTAGTCCGTGGTTATGTAAAATAGATAATAGGTTGCATATTGGTAAATATTTATTTACTATAGATTACAGCGAGTCAGATTTAGCAGATGATCCAGCTCAACATAAACAGAGTCATGTCATACAACTGTTAAAAGCTGATAACTGGACTGGTAACATTGTTGCGTTACCAAATAACAGAGTGAGGGTTACCTCACCTGCTTTATGGGAGACTGGTGAAGGTGCTCCCGATTTTAAACCGAGTCAGTGGACTCATAATGCAGAGGAACATGAACAGTATATGGATCCCGATGTAACTTTTAATAATCTATATAAGGAGACGAAAGAATGATGAAGAAAAAAAGCTATGCTGTGGGCGGTGCTCCCAAGAAAGAAGCAATGATGGGCGGTGGTGCTATGAAGAAAAAAAGTTATGCTGTTGGTGGCATGACAGATAAAAAGAAAATGATGGGTGGTGGCAAAGTTGTAAAAGGTCCATATAGTTAATGACAACTTCATCCTCTACTAATTTTGAATTAGACGTAGCCGAATATATTGAGGAAGCCTTTGAGCGATGTGGCTTAGAGGTTAGAACTGGATATGATCTACAGACAGCAAAAAGGTCTATGAATATACTTCTTGCTGATTGGGCTAATAGAGGATTGAATCAGTGGACTATTGAACAAAGAACACAAGCCTTAACTGCAGGAACGGCAGAATATGATTTTAGTACAGATACAATTGATGTGTTAAATGCAGTAATACGCAGAGGTAGCACAGATTTTAGTCTTAGTAGAATAGGTAGAGATCAGTATTTGAATATACCCACTAAATCAACAACTGGAAGACCAAGCCAATATTTTTTAGATAGGCAGATTACACCTAAATTAAGATTATGGGCTACACCAGAAAACAGTACAGATGTTTTTGTATATGATGCTTTAACTCGTATACAAGATGCAGATACTGCAAAAGATACTATTGAAGTTCCTTTTAGGTTTTATCCATGTTTAACTGCGGGATTAGCTTATTACTTAGCAATGAAAAAAGCACCTGATAGAATACAACTTTTGAAAGCTATGTATGAAGAAGAATTTGAAAGAGCATCTGCAGAAGATAGGGATAGATCTAATCTATCATTAACCCCTAGTAGTACATATTATGGTTTCGTATGAGTAGATTTGCTATTGGAAAAAGGTCTAAGTTTATATCCGATCGGTCTGGGTTTGCTTTTCCGTATAGGGAACGTGTTAAAGAGTGGAACGGTAATCTTGTTCATACTTCAGAATACGAACGCAAACATCCACAATTGACACCAAGAAAACCTCCTTTTGAGCCACAAGGATTACATCAACCAAGACCACAAGAAACAGATGATAACAAAAGGTTTATTGTATATACAAATGTTGGTTTAGGATTACTGGGTACTGAATTAACTACTTTTAGTGCTACAACTTCTTTAGGAACTGTAACAGTGAGTGTATCATGAGCTTTACTTTAACAACATTAACACAATCAATACAAGACTGGACTGAAAATGATGAGTCTACTTTTGTAGCTGAAATACCTTTTTTCATTAAAAACGCAGAAGAACGAATATTTAAAACAGTAGACCTTGATTATTTTAGAAAAAACGTAGAGGGTACTGCAACTAGTGGAAATAAGTTTCTACAAAAGCCCACTGACTATATGGCTACTTTTTCTTTGTCTTTACAAAATAGTGGCAGTAGTGTTTTCCTTTTACAAAAAGATGTAAACTTTATACAAGAGTTTAACCCAGATCCTACTGTAACTGGAATACCAAAATACTATGCACAGTTTGATGTTTTGAATTTTATATTAGCACCTACACCAAATGCTGATTTTGCTGTGGAATTACATTATTATTATAGACCAACTTCATTGACTACAGATGCAAATGGAACAACTTGGATTAGTACAAACGCTCCAGATGCGTTGTTGTATGGTACATTAGTAGAGGCATATACCTTTATGAAGGGCGAAAAAGATATACTAGATTTATACAACGGTAGATTTCTAGAATCACTTTCAAGATTAAAGAACTATGCAGAAGGTAGAAATTATTCTGATTCTTTTCGAGAAGGTTTGGTTAGACAAAGACAAACATGAGTAAACTTAAAAGCGTTGCTATTGTTGCTCTGGGTAATAGTTGTTCAGAGTTTTTAATGGCAAAAATTAGAAGTGAATCTTTTAATGAGGTATGGGCTATTAACTCAATAGCCTCTGCTATATTTCATGATAAAGTTTTTATGATGGATCCCCCCTCAAGGTTTTTAGATGGCAAGTTTGCGGGAAAACAAACAAATGCCATGAAAGAAAGATTAATCACTAAATTAGAAATACCTATTTTTTCCTGCGTTTTAGATGATAGATGTCCAGATGTAGTTGAATATCCTTTACAAGATGTACTACAAAAAACAAAATATGCTTACCTTAATAATACTGTCGCATACGCCATAGCTTATGCCATAGCTTACGAAGCTACAGAACTACACTTGTATGGTATTGACTTTAGTCATAAAAACGTACATTTTGCAGAATCAGGAAGAGCATGTTGCGAGTTTTGGTTAGCTATAGCTATTTCAAAAGGAATAAAAATAAACATAGCGTCTAGTTCTTCTTTATTAGATACAAATGTACCAGATGATGAAAAGTTATATGGTTATCATAGGCTAGATGACCCAATAGTATCAACTACTACACAAGGCAGTATGTTAATAACTAAAAAATCTAAACTAGAGCCACCAGAGCCTTTAGATTTAGAATCCAATATTATAGGTAGAAAAGACATTAAAGGTTTAAGCTATGAGGAGAAATAAATGTTTGAATTAGGTACTTCAAAGGTAGGTAGTGTTAACGTTTTTACTTCGGATAAGGGTGGGTTAACTAACGAACAAGTGGCAGATTTAGCTCTAGATAAGATAGTTAGTATTTCAGATCAAGCACCTGAACATGTAAGACAACAAGCAAATCAATTTAAAGAACATGTCAAAACAGTACTGTATCATTATTTACTCTTGGCAAGGAAAGAAGAACGAGCTAGTATAGTTCATATTTTAAGATCTAATGGTCAAAAAGAAATGGCTGAATATATAAGGAGACTCTAATATGGCTATAACACAAGCAATGTGTACTTCCTTCAAAACAGAGTTATTGACAGGTACACACAATTTTGCAACAAACGGAAACGCTTTTAAATTAGCACTTTATGCAGAAGGCGGTGGTGGTAAATCATCTACAACTGCTACACTAGGAGCGGCGACTACTGCTTTTACCACAACTGGTGAAGTAGCAAATAGTGGTTCATACGCATCTGGTGGTGGTACTTTAACAAAAGTTGCACCAACTAGTTCTGGAACAACTGCGTTTACTGATTTTTCAGATTTAAGTTTTACTACAGCAACAATAACCGCTATGGGTGCGTTGATTTATAATGATACAAACAGTGATAAAGCTGTATGTGTTTTAGACTTTACAACTAATAAAACTTCTACATCTGGAACATTTACAATACAGTTTCCTACTGCTGACGCTTCAAACGCTATAATCCGTATAGCTTAAAGTAAACCGTCATGGCTAACGGTTGGGGTCAAGGCACTTGGGGTGCTGTTGGATGGGGTGGTATAGGTAACCTCTCATTTTCTGTGACTGGTGTTGCAGGAACATCGGCTGTTGGTAACGAAGGGGCTACTGGTGGTTCTACCGTAATTGAAACGGGTTTATCAGCTACTGGTTCTATAGGAACTGTTGTTGCAACTAGTGTGTTCGTATTTGGGGCGACTGGAGTTTCTGCAACTACTGCGGTTGGCAATGTTCTTCCAAAAATCCCTATAACTGCTGTAGTAACTGGCGTTTCTGCAACTACTGGTTTTATGACTGGTTGGGGCAATGATGGTTGGGGTGCTGGAGTCTGGGGTGGTGGTGTCAACGCTGTTCCAGGACAAGATATAGTACCTACTCCTGCTGTAGCAACTGGATCCGTTGGAACAGTTACAGTCACTGGTACTGGTATTTTTTCAGTAACTGGTAATGTAGGAACTACTGCGGTAGGTAATCCACTTGTTGGTGCTGGAGCTAGAGTAACCGAAACTGGTTTAACTGGATCTGTAAATATTGGTAACGAAGCAGTCGTGGGTACTGCTTTAGTAGCGGTCACTGGCAATGCTGGAACTACGGCATTAGGTAGTGAATTTATTACAACCACAACTGGAGCACCAGTAACGACAGTCGTAGGAACAACTGGACTTGGCTCTGAGTCTGTAGTTGGAGACTCTAATTTATCAGTAACATTAGCGGGAGCAACAATTTCTGCAGGAACACTTGCAATGACAGGAAGTTCTGTGGTATCTTTAACTGGAATTACTGCGACGGGCTTTATTGGAGTAGAACAAGTTTATGGTTTAATTGAACCAGATCAAATAGCTAACTGGCTTGAAAGGGTGGCATAATGGCAACATACGTTAACAATCTTAGATTAAAAGAAATTACAACTGGTGATGAATCGGGATCATGGGGTACATCTACAAATACTAATTTAGAACTAATTGGTGAGGCTCTAGGTTTTGGTACAGAGGCTATAACAACTAATGCTGATACTCATACTACAACAGTAGCTGATGGATCTACTGACGCTGGAAGAGCAGTATACATAATTTATACGGGAACGTTAGATTCAGCTTGTACTATTACTATTGGTCCAAATACCCTTAAAAGAGTGCATATAATTAAAAATGGGACGAGTGGGTCTCAAAACATAATTATAAAACAAGGCTCTGGTGCAACAATCACCATACCCAATGGAGATACTAAAATGGTGTCTTTAGATGGTGCGGGAAGTGGAGCGGCTGTGACCGATATATTTGCATCTCTAAGTGTGGTTGATTTAAAAGTACAAGATGATTTGACTGTTACTGATGATATTGTTGTAGGTGGAACAGTAGATGGCAGAGATCTGCAAACAGATGGTACTAAATTAGATGGTATAGAAGCAAGTGCGGATGTAACAGATGGAGCAAATGTGGCTACCTCTCTTACTTCATTTAGTACAACTACATCTTTTGCAGGAGCAGACCTACTTGCCGTTTATGATACCTCTGCTTCAGCATGGGTAAAAGGAACAATTACAAATGCCTCTTTAGCGGGACCGACTGGACCGACTGGACCAACTGGACCAACTGGATCAGCGGGAGGCACTGGACCAACTGGACCGACTGGACCGACTGGACCATCTGGCACACCAAGCACCTCGACTAATGCAGTAGGCTCATATGCTACATGCTTTTCAACTAGTGGAGCGGGAGGCTTTAAGAACTACGGTGATACAACTTCAGGTGGTAACTTAAGAACAGTGAATTGTAGTGGAGCAAATCTTGGTTCATCCCTATCAGGAACATGGCAAGTTATGGGCGAATCTAACACAGCACAAAACTCAAGTGGAGCACCATGTGCAAGTACATGGGTAAGAACATCTTAAGGAGATAGTATATGGCTATAACAATAACTGAATATAGAAATGTGGAATCTTGGAATGATGCCAATACAAGATTTGATATGGAAATCAATCACCCTTTGCATGGTTGGATACCTTTTACTTTAGATATGTCTGATGATGGTACAGACATAGATAAAGATGCACTCAGAACTCTAATAGGTACAAATTTTACTGCAATGTCACAAGATAAAATAGATCGAATTGAAGGTGATGCAGTTCGTCATCAAAGAGATACTATATTACAATATGAGGTTGATCCAATTATTGCCAATAGTCTTCGTTGGGCAGAACTCACAACTGAAAAACAGAACGAATGGAAACAGTACAGAACAGATTTACTTAATGTGCCACAACAATCAGGTTTTCCACATAATGTCACATTTCCAACAAAACCATCGTAAATATTTATGATATTATTCCCTTGTCCACATATGCTAAAATAGAAACTACCCTACATAAGTTTCAAATAGATGCACCTATTTCTCAAGCAAATTTAGGTCTTGATACTAAATTACGAGATAGAATAATCAATTTACTTTTAAATTCTGAAAATGAAATGATGTATGAAACTAACGTCAAAGCAAAAATGACGAGTTATTCTATGCACAAAACAAACGCTGATTTTAAGACTTTATCAGACATAATATTAAATATTGTAAAAAATGTAATGACTCCTGAAAAACTAACATCTCCAGATAAAAATCAAGATGATCTTTATACAATGGATTGTTGGGGTGTAGTTTATTCAAAAGGACATGAAGCAATTCCACATCATCATCTTCCAGCTTTATGGTCGTGGTGTTATTATTTAAAATGTCCAGAAGGATCTAGTCCTCTAGTTTTTTCAGAATCAAACATTATATTTGAACCTAAAGAAGACGAATTAGTTTTTTTCCCTTCATATATAAGTCATCATGTGCCAACGTCTGTTAATGATCAAAAACGAATAATGATTGCTGGTAATATAGGTTTAGATCGTGCAAAATTTGAAAACATAGATGCAGAATTAAAAAGGAAAACACATTATGATAAAGGTGGTCGAAGATAAACAAATTACAGACATGAGACAAAATTGGCAGATGTTTGTGGGTGGAATAAGTGATGGAATAATAAATGATATTCTTTCAGAAGTTGACAAAACTGAGAAAGCTAAGACTTTTAACAATGCAGATGAAGCCTTTAGAAGTAGTCGTGTATCTTGGATCACAGATAAAAGAGTTTTAAATTTATTGCATGATTATGTAGAGATTGCTAATCGTAACGCTTTTAATGTGCATGTTTATAAATCAGCATCATTACAATACACTGAATATCATGCCAATGAGAATGGACATTACGATTGGCATCATGATATTAATTGGAATGAAAATAGTGGTTTAGATAGAAAATTATCAATAACAGTACAACTCTCTAATTCTGATGAATATGAAGGTGGCGATTTTGAATTTGGTGAATGTCAATCTCCACCTCAAGAAGTTAAAACAAAGGGTACAGTTTTGGTTTTTCCAAGTTATTTAAGACATAAAGTTTCGCCAGTTACAAAGGGTCTAAGAAAATCATTGGTTGCATGGTTTGAAGGACCAGTATGGAGATAACAAAGTGACTGATTTTATTGGCAAATATAAATGTAATGAAAGTATTTGTGATGATTTAATTGAGTTTTTTAAACAAAATGCACATGGTCATATTAATGGATTAACCAATAACAAAGTAATAAAAGATGTAAAAGATTCAACAGACTTATGCCTTAGTCCTTATGATAACAATGAACCCATGCAAAACTATACAAAATTTATATGGGATTGTCTGAACGATTATGCAAAAACATATTACCACTTGCAAGAAGCATATAAATTTTCAATAACAGAAAGCATAAACATACAAAAGTATCCTATAGGTGGTGGTTTTAAGAAGTGGCATTATGAAAGAGATGGTTCTTTTAACAGATCAATAAAAAGAATTTTGGTTTTTATGACATACCTAAATGATGTTGAAGATGGTGGTACAGAATTTATTTATCAGAAGCAAACAGTGAAAGCTGAAAAAACTAAGACTTTAATTTTTCCTAGTGATTGGACACATACACATAGGGGTCAAATATCACATACAAAAGAAAAAATAATTATTACAGGTTGGTTTAGTCATTTGTGGGATGTATAGTATTTGTAACTAAACATAAAGAGGTGTAAATGCCATTAACAAGCTTAAAATTTAGACCAGGAATTAATAGAGAACTAACTTCGTATTCAAACGAAGGAGGGTTTTTTGACTGTGAAAAAATAAGGTTTTATACACAGTTCCCTGAAAAAATAGGTGGTTGGGTCAAGTATTCCGACAATACTTACTTAGGTGATGCAAGAGCTTTGAAAAATTGGATTGCACTAGATGGTTCTAATTATATGGGTGTTGGCACACATTTAAAATATTACATAGAAGAGGGTGGTACATATAATGATATCACACCTATAAGAAAAACATCTACAAACAGTATTACCTTTTCAGCTAGTGATGGTTCTAGTGAAATAACAGTAACTGATTCTACGCATGGTGCGGTACAAAATGATTTTGTAACAATATCAGGTGCAGTGAGTTTAGGTGGGTTAGTTACAGCAACGATACTCAATGCAGAACACCAAATCACTTCTATTGTAAATGCTAATTCATATAAAATTACGGTAAGTGTGACAGCTAATAGTTCTGATAGTGGTAACGGTGGCTCTGGTGTAGATGGTGTCTACCAAATAAATGTAGGCTTAAACACCACTGTCGGTGGTAATGGTTGGGGTGCTGGAGGTTTTGGTGGTGTCAATGCTGATTTAACTACATTTGGTTGGGGTCAACCCGCATCATCTGGCACGACACAAGAAATAAGATTATGGACACATGATAATTTCGGTGAGGATTTATTAATAAACCCAAGAGACGGTGCTCTTTTTTATTGGGATAAAACAAACGGCACTGGAGGTCGTGCTGTCTTGTTGTCAAGTTTAAGCGGAGCTAGTGATGTGCCTACTGTTGCAAGACAAATTTTAGTATCTGATATAGATAGACATATTGTAGTTTTTGGTGCAAATACTATAGGAACTACCACACAAGATCCATTGCTTATTCGTTTTGGTTCTCAAGAATCTCTAACAAACTTTACACCTGATACAACAAACACTGCTGGAGATTTAAGATTAAGTAGTGGTTCTGAGTTCATACAAGCTGTAGAAACCAAACAACAAATATTAATTTTTACAGATACAAGTTTATTTTCAATGCGTTTTATTGGTCCGCCTTTTACTTTTGGATTACAAGAACTGTCAAAAAACATTACTATAATGAGTCCAAACTCTGCGGTAGCTGTAGATGACATAGTGATATGGATGGGTAAAGATAGTTTCTATATTTATACTGGAAGAGCACAACAAATAGCTTGTACTGTTCGGGATAAAGTTTTCCTTGATTTTAACTTTTCCCAAAGTAATAAGGTAGTAGCTGGAGTTAATTCACAATGGTCAGAAGTATGGTGGTTTTACCCCTCTGCAGATAGTGAAGAAAATAATAAATATGTTATATACAACTATGCTAATCAAACATGGTACTATGGAACAATGACTAGAACAGCGTGGCATGATAGAGGTATAAGAAGGTTTCCAATAGGAGCAGGATCAAATTATTTATTTGACCATGAAAACGGCAACGATGATGATGGTAGTGCAATGACTGCATCAATAGAATCAAGCCAAGTAGATATTGGTGACGGCTATAATTTTACTTTTATAAAACAATTATTGCCTGATATTACTTTTGATGGTTCTACAACAAATACTGACAACCCTAGTGCAACTTTTACATTACAAGCTAGGAATGGTCCAGGAAGTGCTTACGATAATACTTCAGGTGGTTCTTCAACTCGCACAGCGGTTACACCAGTAGAAAAATTTACTGATTTAATTAATGTTAGGTTGCGTGGTAGATCTTTTAACATGAAATTAGAATCTACTGATCAAGGTGTTGCTTGGAAATTAGGTACTCCAAGAGTAGATATAAGACCAGATGGTAGAAGATAATGTCAAGAAACTTAGTCCCTCCAAGATTACCGCAACCTAACGGTGAACTATCAATTGATTACATGTATGATTTAGTTACTACTTTGGATTTGTTCATACAGCAACAAACCAATCCGGGAGAGGGTAGAAATACAAAATTAGTTTTTACAGCTTTACCAACCAGTGATGTTGGTTTAGAGCAAGGAACCTTGTACAGAATTGGAAATGATGTTAAGGTGTCTTTATTGAATATCGCAGGAGTAAACGGTAATAGTGGTACTTCATCCGTTGGTTCTGTAACAGTTTCAGTTTCGTAACTGACTGCACACTTGTATAAAAGTTTTTTATCTGTTAAGATGGTGATATGAGTATTGCAAGTCTGTCATATGATATAACAAATTCCACACCAATAGGTTTGGCAACTTTAGAAAATGCTTCTAAAGTATTGTCTGACTTTGGTCGTAATGGGGATACGTATGTAGTTCATGCCAAAGAAGGTGAAACTGTTATACCTATGGAAGTGTTAGACAATAATCCTAAATTAAAGGATATGTTGTTTGAACAAATGCGTGAATTAGATTTAGACCCTTACCGTTATATTGTTGGTAATGAACTAAACTCAATAAACCCTGATACTGGACAACCTGAGTTTTTCCTAAAAAAGTTATTTAAGGGTTTAAAGAAAACAGTTAAGAAACTAGCCCCTATTGTATTACCAATCGCCGCTCCGTTCTTACTACCAACTATGCCTTTGTTTTTATCTACTGGTATTGGTAGTTTAGCAGGAGGTTTAATAGGTGGACAAAAACCAAAAGATGCTTTGAAAAATGCCGTAATATCAGGTGGTTTAGCTGGATTAGGTAATATGGCTTTTGGTCAAGGTGGTTTTAGTGGTAGTGCTATAGATTCTGGATTAACTAGTGGTGATTATGATATTACAAAAATGTTTGGTGGTAAATCTACACCTAATACTATTGACACAACTAACTTAGGTAATTATACTATTGATGGTATTGCACCTAAAGGCAAGGAAGGTATACTTGATACATTAGTTGATAGTGGTAAAAAAGGTTTTGAAAAAGTAACTGATGTTTACGATAAATATTTATCACCAAGTCGTGAAAGTATACAACCTTCAGCCAGTGATATTTCTGGAGCTGTGAAAAAACAAGCAACTGCTTTTGCAGAAGGTGAAAAAGTTAAAAAAGAAATATTAGAAAAAGCTGGATTAAAATACACTCCCTCAACATTTAGTCCTGATATTACAAAAATTACTAAGAGTCTTGAACCAAGTGCTTTCCAAAAATATGGTCCATTAGGTGGCATAGGTGCATTAGGTTTATATGGATTAGATAAAGCAGGATTGCCAATATTTACAGTACCAGAACAAGATATGGGTCCAGGAATGCCAACTGGTTTAGATTTATTAAACCAAGATCCTGACCGATTTAAGTTTAAAGACTTTTATGGGGACAACCCTTACTACCCAAGACAAGTAGCCGATGGTGGTGAAATAGTCGGTCCTGGAACACCAACCTCTGATTCTATT